CTTTCATCGGTGTCTCTCCCCCGCGGTTGATACCCGCACTTCGCAGGGCTCTGCCTTTCGGCATCCCTGTTCTTTTTTGGGTGAGAGCGGTTCGTTTCTTTTCCATGGCTCCAGCGTAGGGCCGGTCACTGATAACCAGTGACATTCACTGATAGGGAAAATTATCAATGGGTATCAACGACACTCAGATCCAGATGACGCTGGATCTCGACTCGGATCTTCTGACGCGGTTCCGCTCAGTCAAGGAAGTCGTAGCTGCCGGCGTGTATCGCCGAGGACTGAAGCGGGTAGCCGGTGACCTTGACCTGGCGCCCGGCAATCTGTCGGTCGCTCTGTCAGGCGATGGCCAGCGCCACTTCGATACCGACTGGCTCGAGGCCTACATCGAGAAGACCGGCGACAAGACCCCGATCTATTACCTGGTGGCCAAGTACTGCGGCGACACCTCGGCTTCGCGCGACGAAGCAATCGAGCGCGTCCAGTCCCTGCTTGGCGAACTGCCAGCCCTCCTGGCCAACGCCGGCATAAACAACCGCAAGGCCCGCCGCTGATGGCAGCACTACCTTTCGCATCGGGCGGACTCATTCCAACCCGTTCTCCGTACGCCCCAGCCGGATTAATCGACGGCGGTTTTCCCATCGAAAAACCCCGCACCCCTATGCACCATATTAGTGCGGCTCCAGGGTCGGGGGCCCCTAAGCGTTCAGTTACACAAGGGGTCGTGGAGCCTCGAAACGTGGGTAGTCAGTCGGGTCAGGAGTTACTGAACAAGGCGGGCGATGAACTATAGGAATTACGATGATGTCGTCGAGCAGCTGCAATCCGCTGGGCTGATCCTCGACTTGCCACTTAAGGTGGCGCGCGGTCCGAAGTCTGAGCGCTGCAAAGTCGAAGGCGGTGGCCGTGAAAAACGGGGCTGGTATCGCGTCCATGAGTGGATGATGGACTCTGGCGACATGATGCTGGTCGGTAGCTTCGGGGTTTTCCAGGGTGATGACGCCGGTACTCGCAAGATCGAGCTGACGAAGCGCTGCGAAGGCTGCGGCCGTGAGATCGCGCTGAAGGAAAAGGTTTGCCCAGGCTGCGGCTCGAAAGATGTCCGCCGCCGGGAGATGACCGACGAACAGAAAGCCGCTCTGCGAGAAAAGCAGGCGCAGGACAAGAAGCGGGCCGACGCCGAGCGCGCTGCCGAGATTCAGCGCGCGGCCGGCTGGGCAAGCGCTGTCTGGCGGGCTTGTCGAGAAGTCGAACCGGGCGTCCATGAATACCTCGTTCGCAAGAAGCTGGCCGGCACCGGCGGGGCAAGGGTGTTCGAAAGCAACGACGGCATCCGGCTCGACGGCGCCGAGGCCGACGACTACAAATACCTGGCGCGCTTTCATGGGGCGCTGGTCATCCCGATGTGCTCGCCTGAAGGAAAGGTTTTCGGGCTGCAGTTCATCCTCTCGCGCACCGAACATCGGGAACTAATCACCCGCCGCGACGGCCGCGACAAGGAATACTGGCCGGCCGGCCTGGGCAAGGACGGCACCTACCACCTGATCGGTACATCGCCGAATCGGCTTTGCTTGCTGGCCGAGGGGTTCGCGACGGCAATGTCGATCCATGAAGCGACGGGCCAGACCATCGCCGTCGCATTCGATGCTGGAAATCTGCCGAAAGTTGCGAAGGTTCTGCACAAATCCTACCGCCGAGTCCGGCTCATGGCATGCGGCGATGACGACTTTCTGCAGCGCTGCATCGAGTGCAAGCACTACACGCCAGTCGCCGAAGAAAACTGCCGCCACTGCGGAAAGCCCCACAAGAAATCGAACGCCGGCCTGCAGCGGGCGCAAGAATCGGCGGGAGACAACGGCGGCTGGGTTCTTCCGAAATTTTCCGCCGAGCGGCCGCTTGACCGAAAAGGCCCAACAGACTTCAACGACCTACATGTCGCCGAAGGCCTGCAGGTCGTCCGGGCCCAGATCGAAGCCGCGCTGGATGCCGCCAAACTCGCCATCGACCCGGCGCCTTCCCGCAGCGCGGGGGCCGTCCAACAGGGGGGAGGGGAAGAATCGACTAGCGAAAGACGCGATGCCGTTTCGACCATGCCGCTCGACGACCTGGTCGAACGCTTCGTGCACATCGACGACCAGACCGGCGATTTCGTCTTTGACTTGTGGACCAACGAGGTCTGCAAATCCGCCAAGATGCTCAAGCTGTTGCCGGCCCGCGTGCGAGGCGACGACATCAAAGAGCACCCGACGTGGAAAGCCCGCGCCGTCTATATCGACCAGATCGGCTTCGACCCCGGCGGCGACGACAAGAACATCATCTGCAACCGCTGGCGCGGCTGGCCAACCAAGCCGAAGCGCGGCTGTTGCGACATGCTGCTCGACCTGCTGCGCTTCATCTGTTCTGGCGATGAAAAGCGCGATGAGATTTACGAATGGATTCTCTGCTGGCTTGCCTACCCGATCCAGCACCCGGGCGCCAAGATGCATACCGCCATCGTCGTGCATGGCCCGCAGGGCACCGGCAAGAGCCGGTTCTTCGAAGCCTACGCCAAGATATTTGGCGACTACAGCATCGTCATCAACCAGGGCGCCATCGAAGACAAGTTCAACAGCGACTGGTCCGAGCGCAAGCTCTTCGTGCTGGCCGACGAAATCGTCGCCCGCTCCGACATGTACCACCTGAAGAACCAGCTCAAGAACTTCATCACCGGCGAATGGGTGCGCGTCAACCCGAAAAACGTCGCGGCCCATCGCGAGCGAAATCATATGAACATCGTCTTCACCTCGAACGAGCGCATGCCGGTCGTGCTTGAAGACGATGACAGGCGCCACTGCGTCGTCTGGACGCCGCCGAAGATGAACGAAGTCTTCTACACCGAAGTCAATGACGAACTCGCCAACGGCGGCATCGAAGCCCTGCACGACTTCCTGCTCAATCACGACCTCGGCAACTTCAAGCCGTGGACCAAGCCGCCGATGACCAAGGCCAAGGAAAACCTGATCACCCTCAGCCTGGGTAGCGATGAAATATTCCTGCGCGAATGGCAGGCCGGGCACATTGAAGGCCTGCCATTCTGCCCGATTGGAACATCGACGCTATACGCCGAATACCTCGCCTACTGCAAGCGGGAAGGGGAAAGTCACCCACGGCCGGCAAAGCACTTTCTGGCCACTGCAGAAAAGCCTGGCTGGATCATCGGGCGCCCTGACCGCTATACCGATCTCAACTCGGTCACCACCATCACCTGGCGCTGCATCATCCCGCCAGATGCTGCGCTGGCTGAAAGCAAGGGCAAAGACTACCGAATGCAACTCGGCCAGAAGAAGACGCGCTGGCTGACGGAATGCTATTTCGAAGTCGAAAGCGCCCGCCAACAAGCGGGATTAAGCAAATGAACGCCAAATTTCCCGACGGCCCGACGCGTAACCCGACGCCAACCCGACGGGCTAAGTCATTGATTAAATTAAAACCCGACGGCCCGACGCCTATTTCACCTGCGCCCGTGCGTAACGCGCAAACACACTCGCGTGCACACGCCTGCGAAAAACTCTCTCACGTGACGCGCAAACTACGCGTCGGGCCGTCGGGTGCCTGTATCCGTGCGTGTTTAACGTGTCGGGTGACCCGTCGGGTGACGCGTCGGGCCGTCGGGCGCGCTTTATCTATCACACACACCCATAAAAAAATAAAAGGAGAAGGAAATGGATTGGCTTCGCTACTGGCTGCCTTTGCAATGACCAAGCCCATGCGCCTTGCCATGCCCACCGTAGCCCGCTGGATCGACGATCTGCGCGCCGCCTGGGGTACCGAACAGATCGACCAGGCCATTCGCGCCGGCATGAACGGCCAGCCGACCTTCTATGCCGCCGAAAACGGCCAGCAAATCGGCAGCCGGCCATCGCCAGCGCCGGAAGACATCATCGGCCTGGCTGACTGCCATATCGGCCCCATGAACCCCGCCAACGCCCCGCAAATAACCCGGAAAGGAAACCGCCATGGATGACATCGAGCGCGCCCAGGAGCAGGAACAGAAAGACCGCACCCGGGCCTTGTCCGCCCAGCGACAGCACACTGTGCTGCCGGACATCGGCCAGTGCTACAACTGCGAAGCCAGCGTGCCGCCCGGCGCGCATTTCTGCGACGCGGATTGCCGGGCCGACTACGAACGTCAGGAATCTTCCAATAAGCGCAACGGCCGGGCCAACTGGAGCGAGAAATGAATTTCCTGCAGAAGAACAACCGTCTTCCTCGGGCGCCAGGTATGGACCACCTATATCGGTCATCATTCGTCATTTGGTACAACAACGGTGCTCTGGCCTGCGGGCCCCGGGTTCGTGAAATCCGGGAAGGCTTGATAAAAACCCGTGGTAGAGGGTTTCGCCGCCGGCCGAATATGAACATCCACGCCAAAATGAACATGCCCCGCATTTTCGGCGACAAATGGCCATTCTGATGACCGCCATGAGTCAAGCCGACTTCGCCCGCCGCCTCGGCGTCAAGCCCAGCTACGTTACCGAGCTGAAGAAATCTGGCCGCCTCGTGCTGACCGCCGACGGCAAGGTCGATGCCGAAGCCAGCGAAGCCAACATCGCCGCCACGGCCGACCCCGGCAAGGCCGGCGTCGCGGCGCGGCACAGCCAGAAGCGGGGCGCCCCGCTCGCCGCGCCAAAGGATAAAGTCGCTGGTCAGACCGGCGACGACGAACCCGACAACGATCCGGGAACCACACCCGATTACCAGCGCTCCCGCGCTCGGCGAGAAGAAGCCAATGCTCAGCTCGCCGAAATCGAAGTCATCGAGAAAGCCGGAAGCCTGTACCGCGCCGCCGAAGCCGATGCCGTCATCGCCGACGCCGCCACCATCTTCCGCACCACGCTTGATTCGCGTCGCCCGCTGCTCGTCTCCCAGCTGGCGATGATGTCCGACGAAGCTGAAATCCGCATGTTTCTCGAAGACCAGGACGAAAGCCTGCTCGCCGAGCTGCATGCCCGCTTTGCCACGCTGGCCGCCAAGTCATGAATATTGACGGAATCGCCTTCGCCCCGGCCAGTCATCGGCTCTTCGCCGTGCTGGCGCGCGCCATCAAGCCGCGGCCGAAGACAACCGTCAGCCAATGGGCCGAGGCCAACATGCGCCTCTCCAGCAAAGGCAGTGTCGCCCCGGGCCGCTTCCGTATCGATCGTAACCCGGCCTTGCAAGAGCCGATGGACTGCATGTCGGCGCGCTCGACGGTCAGTAGCGTCGTCTGCCGCTTCCCGATCCAGTTCGGCAAATCGACCATCGAAACCGCCGTCATCGGCTACACGATGACGGAAAACCCGGGGCCGATCATGGTCTGCCTGCCGGGCGAAGTGTCGATGAAGAAATTCATCAACCAGAAGCTGAACCCGCTGATCGAGGAAACGCCGGCCGTTCGCGAATGCCTGGCCAGCATCGTCAGCCGCGACGCCAAGAACACGCAGGACTTCAAGGACTTCATCGGCGGCCAACTCTACATCGAACACGCCGGCAACCCGAAGCGCCTAAAATCGACCAGCGTCCGCACGCTGCTCGCTGACGAATTCACCGAATTCGCCGCCAGCATGACCACTGGCGACGACCCGGTCGCGCTGCTCGAAGGCCGCACCAGCGCCTTCCCCGGCGTCGCAAAAGCCATGTACGTCAGTACGCCGGGCATCAAGGGCCTCTGCCGCACCTCCGAAAAGTACGAAGACAGCGACCAGCGCCTGCGCCTGCTGCCGTGCCCGCACTGCGGCGAACTGCACGCCTACGAATGGGCCGATCTGCACTGGACGCTATCGCCGATCACCGGCCGCGTCGCCAGCGCCTGGTTGGTCTGCCAGGACTGCGGCAGCATCATCGACGAAAACCACAAGCCCGCGATGCTCGCCGCCGGCCGCTGGGTACCGCAAAACCCAGGCCATCCGAAGCGCGGCTATCACATCAACTGCCTCTACTACCCGATCGGCCTCGGCCCGCGCTGGGCCGAACTCGCTCAAATGTGGCTCGACGCCCAAGGCGACCCGGCCAAGTTGAAAACATTCATCAACGACCGTCTCGCCGAAGCATGGGAAGACCCGTCGATGCGGGTCATCAAGCAGAACCTGCTGGCCGAGCGGGCCGAACCCTACGACCTGCGCGTCGCACCGCTCGCCGTCTGCTACATCACCGCCGGCATAGACACCCAGGACGACCGGCTCGAAGTCCATCTGGTCGGCTGGGGTCGCGGCATGGCCGCCTGGACCATCGATTACGTCGTCCTGCCCGGCGACCCGGCCCGTCAATCCGTCTGGGATGAGCTAACCAAGCTTCTAAACCGCCCGGTGCAGCACGCCAGCGGCGCCAGCCTTCGCGTCTCTGCTGCCGCCATCGACGGCCGGGGCCACCGCACGCCGTTCGTCAAACAGTTCGTCATCGACAACCAGGACAGCACAACGCCCGTGCATCGCCCAATGTGCATCTTCGGCGCCAAGGCCAACAATGCGCCGGTCCTGGGACGGCCGAAGTGGGAAGAAATCAAGGCCGACGGCAAGACCGAAAAGCGCGGCCTGCACACTTGGCAGGTCGGCACCGTCAATGCCAAGCACTTCCTGTTCCGTCGCATCGGATCGGACGCCGAGCTCGAGCGCGAAGACCGCCTCGTCCATTTCAGCGACCAGCTCGACGACAAGTTCTTCGCCGGCATCGTCTCCGAAACATTCGACCCCAAGCAAAATCGCTACGTCAAGAAACGCGGCGCCCGCAACGAACCGCTCGACACCTGGGGCTACGCCTACGCCGCCGCCCATCACCCGGAACTGCACCTGCACCGCTACACCCGCGCCGACTGGGCCGCCGCCGAAGCCCGCATCATCCAGGGCAGCGCCCGCCGCCTACCGGACGATGCCGCGCTACCAGTTGCCGCGCCAAGCCAACCAAAACCAGCCGCGCCGGTCCGGCGTGTCTCCCGATCAAGCTACGCCTCGAGGCAATCATGAACGCACCCGAAGAATTCAAGCGCAAACCAAACGGCATCGCCGAAGACCTCGGCGCCATCGTCGGCTTTTCCAACACGCTGCTGCTCTGTGGCACCCGCGGCGGAAAGACGCTCTATGTCCCGGAGCAGCCAACGCCTGGCCACTGGCTGGAAAAGCAGATCGGCCCGGCCGCCTTCAAGGCCATGGTCGAAGCGTGGGGCGGCGAAACCATCCAGATCCCGGCGCTTGCCGACTTCGGCCGCTACCAGCGCGTCCGCCGCTGCGCCGAAATGCTCGTTTCAGGGCGCTCGCTGCACATCATCGCCAAAGCAAACGGCATCACCTATAACCAGGCCAAAAACGACCGCCGCCGCGCCGAACTGCTCGGCCTGCTGCCGCTGGTCTTCCATGGGCGCCAGGAAGTAAAAAGCGACGCGCAATTGATTCAACAACTTGGCTTTGAGGGTTTTTGAAATGACCACCGATCCGAATCAAAAATTTTTCGCCGTTCATACGATTCCGCCGGCATTTGATGACTTTGTAGTCGTCGGTATCTTTAGCCGCCGCGAAGACGCTGAATCGTTGGCCGAACACTACGAGAAAGCGCCCGATCACTGTGGTGTTGGTTTGGTTATGGAACTGAGCATGCCGGATATTCTGACCATGCTGGTACGCGATCGCCTGGACAATCTCGCGAAGGTGCTGGAGCCGATAATTTCTTCATTTACCGCTAGCGCTTAGGTAACAAGCCGCCGCGACTGGTGGCTATTTGACGAACGACGCTCATTGCGGCGGTCTTGTTGACCGTTGAGTTGGGCGGTGATTGGAGACGAAATGACACCACGCGATTTGATTGATGACCTGCGCAGCCGAATAAACCCGGTGTGTGCGGCGCAACTCGGAACCGAAAGCTATGAGCGCCGATTGTGCGTCGAGGCTCTTGAGGCGCAGGCAGACGAGATTAATCGACTGCGCGCCGATGCTTCCGAATCGGATGCGCTACGCGAAAAAATGGCAGGACTTTTGAGCAGTACGGCGGTTGCGCTAAGAGGCCCGGAACCGCCGATGACCAGATGGAGCTGGCACGACCTGCCGGATAGGGCTGCGGCAGCGATTGCTGCGATTGATGTAATGCAACGAGTGGCGGTGATGGCTGCGCAGGATTCGCCGCCCAACGCTTAGCTGTGGGGCCGGCGCCGGCTTTATGGCGCCGGTCCCGCACGAGCGTTGTGTTATGCCTTGCGGGTTTGATTTATTTTGAAAAACGTATTGACTTCTTTCTATTGTGGTATATACTTGATTCAACGGTTAGCGATAGGCGCAAACCGCAACAGACAGGAGAAACAAAATGACCAAGATCGTGTGGAACGGATGTGACAACTACGTTGAAGCAGACCAAGCAGCACAACGCGGCTACGACTTCGACGGCGAAAAGCTCTACCACGGCGCCCAAGAATTCACGGCGTTCGAAGCCACCGAAATCGACCCGGCCGACTTGCCGAAGGATGAAGACGGCGAACCAGATTTCAACGGCGTTTTCGGCAGCGAGAGCGGGAAGTTTTACAAGTGAGCGGAGGCAAGCGAGAGGGGGCCGGAAGGCCCCCGGCGCCGCCGATGCTCAAGAAAGAGCCAATTTCTGTGAAGCTACCGAAATGGTTGATTGAGTGGATGGATGACCAGGACGTGAGCCGGGCGGTGCTGATTGAGGACGCCATTTGCAAGCGGCACAAGATCAAGCCGCCAGCCGATGGCGGGGCATATCGCACTAGCTCAGGGGCCGGGCAGATCTTCGCCTGGTCCCGCTGGAGCGATGGGTTCGGCGGAATGACACGCGACCAATACAAAGAATATTTGTGGAGCCCACATTGGAGGCGGCTACGGATGAAACTGCGCAGGCAAACAGAGTTTTGCGAACTGTGTGGGCTTCAACTTCCGCGCGAAAACGGCGACTGCTTGAACGAGCATTGGCAGGTACATCACTGGACATACGCGAACGTGCCAAAGGAAAAACGAGAAGATTTATCCGTGCTTTGTGAGCCATGCCATGCAGATGCTCACGCTGTGATGGAAGGAAATGAACCAGAGCTTGTCCGGCGCATGTTCCGAGAAGGCCGAGAACACCTGGTTAAGATAGATAGGGCTTCATTCGTTGACGCGGTGAATGGCAAGCTGACCGCAACAATGACGCAGAAAGCTGGAGGTAAGCGCAGTGACGACTAGGAGCGAAGCGACGCAGGCTGCCCTGTTTGTGCAGCCGATAATCGCTTATGCCGCTGCAGAAAAAATAATTACGAAAACCTAAAATATGGCTTTACATAGGGCAACATTGCCCTATAATAGAGTCATGGATAGCGCACCGCTACCGACCGCGCCTCGGGGCAACAGGGGCTGGAGATACAAAATGAAAGTCAAAGCAATCGAAACCGGCGCCGAATACGAACTGACCGCCATTGATGCTGGCAGCGGCATTGAATGGACGCAAGACCTGATCGGTAACAATAGAGCGTTCAACGCCGACCAGTTCCGCCGCAACGACGATGATGAATACGTGGCGCCGCAAGCTGAAATCGACTGGTGGCTTCCGGTAATCGCCAATCTGAACAAAGCCAGCGAGTTGAAAGAAGGTGCCAAGGCGATCGGCCTGATGACTGACGAAGCCTACGCCGAACTACACAGCATCGAATGCAACGACTTGGACGACCAGGCTGCTGCTGAAGTCGAGTTTTTCAAAACTATGCTCGACAACAATGGCTAACCACCCAAACCGCAACCAAGGGCCGCAAGGCCCTGACCTTGTGTCCTCGGCGCTTCAGACGATCATGGCCATTCCCGGGCACACCACCCGCTCGGCCAGTGCGGCGATGATCGAGGACATCAATGCGGATCTCGGCACGGCCTACATGACCAACGATCTCGGAAAATGGCGGCGGGCTGATCGGTCCATTCCCCAGCCCGTGCAAGACTGGCTGCTGCGCACCTGCGTCGCCCATGCCGTCACATCGTGCGGCGGCATTGCCCCGTTTGAAGACGAGCAGCTCGACAGGCTAGCGGCGATGCTCTGCCCGCCGAGCCGGTAATGAAATCCGCCAACAGGCACCCATAACCCGACCGTAGCAACATCCTTAGAACCCCATACAAAGGTTCTCTGGATGCCCGTCTCACAGTCCGACATCGACGCCCTGACTGAAGCGCTTGCCACGGGCGAGCGGCTGGTCCGCAAAGGCGACAAGACCGTCGAATACCGCTCGATCGACGAGATCAAGACGGCGCGCGATCTGCTGACCGCCGATCTCGCCGCAGAAAATTCCGCCGTAGCCGGAACCGTTCGGCCAAAGCAAACCCGTCTCTATCACGGCGGACGGGGCTACTGATGGCCCGCCGCGCTCGCAAATCCCCTTCGGCCAAGGCCGCCATTGCCCCGCAGGCCATGGCGCCGAGCCATGACGCCGCCGGCGCCGGTCGCCGCCTACGCGCCTGGGTGCCGGCATCCAGCGGTCCGAACCGCGCCAATTCCGGTGCGCCGAACATCCGCAACCGGGCCCGCGATGTCGGGCGCAATGACTGGGCCGGCCGCGCTATCCCGACACGCTGGGCCGCCAACCTGGTCGGCACCGGCATCATCGCCCGACCAAAAACCGAAAATGCCGCCCTGAAAGCCATTCTGGTCGAACTTTGGGATGAATTCATGATCGAGTGCGACGCCGACGGCGTGCTCGACGGCTACGGCCTGCAAAACATGGTCGCCCGCAACTGGATCGAAGCCGGTGAAGTTTTCGTCCGCCTGCGCTCGCGCCTCCCGCAAGACGGCCTTGCCGTACCGCTACAAATCCAGGTGCTGGAATGCGACATGGTGCCGATGCTCGACAGCATCGCACCGAACGGAAACGAAATCTGGAGCGGCATCGAATTCGACCGCCTTGGCCGCCGCGTCGCTTACTGGATGTATCGCAACCACCCGGGCGACGGTCGCGGCAATACCGGCGACTACACGCGCGTCACGGCTGAATACGTGCTGCACATCTACGAGCCGACCCGGCCCGGCCAGTTGCGCGGCATTTCAGACCTTTCCCCCATCCTCGCAAAATTGCGCAGCGCTGGAAATTACGACGATGCCGTGTTGTTCCGGCAGGAAATTTCAAATCTTTTCGCCGGCTTCGTCGAGCGCCCGGCTAGCGGCGGAAACGCCGCAATCGATCCGCTGACCGGTGGAGCGGTAAGTACCGATTCGAGCGGTACGCCGATGGCGGCAATGGAGCCCGGCACAATGCAGGAACTGTTGCCCGGAGAAACCGTAAAATTTTCCGACCCGCCCGATGCCGGCGCCAATTACGGCGACTTCTCCCGCACGCAAAACCAATATATAGCCGCCGGCACCGGCCTGCCGTATGAACTGCTGACCGGCGACCTGCGCGACGTCTCCGACCGCGCCCTGCGCGTCATCCTCAACGAATTCCGCCGTCACTGCCAGCAACGGCAGTGGCACATCCTGATTCCGCAACTCTGCCGCAAGATCCGCAACGCCTGGGCCGACGCCGCCGTGATATCCGGTGTGCTCACCGCCGCCGAAGGCCGCGAAGCGCGCCGGGTTACTTGGGTGCCGCAAGGCTGGGCCTATATCCACCCGACACAGGATGTCCAGGCCAAGAAAATGGAAATCGAAGCCGGGCTCAATAGCCGCAGCCACCACATCACCGAACGCGGCGACGACCCGGACGAAATCGACCGGGAGCGCGCCGCCGACGATGCCCGCGAAGAGCGCCTCGGCTTGCGTCAGGAAGAAAGCACGCCGACCGCCAATGCAGCCGGGCAGGGCGTCGCCAATGCCATGCTGGAAAGTCAGCGCAGCCTGGGCAATGCCATCGCCCAACTCGCCGCCCGCGAACAACCCGCCCCGCAACTCACCGTCCAAATGCCGGCTCCAGGCAAGCCAACCATGAAGGTCGGAAAGCGCTTGCCGGATGGCAGCATCGAAGTCCGCGAAATTACCATCGAGGACGCATCGTGAACCTCGCCGAAGATGTCGCCAACGATGCGCTTGACGGCGTTACAAAACGCCTGAACGGCGGGTCTGCAATCATCTTCGATGCCTCCGGAAACGAGCTGGCCAGCTGCAGCTTTTCGGCCAAAGCCTTCACAGAAGCAAAACAAGCAATAGCCAAGGCTTTCCCGCTGACCGTCGGCGTCGCGATCGCCGACGGCGTGCCGACCAGTTTCGAAGCCTTCGACCCGAACGGCCAGATCATCCTGGCTGGCACCGCTGGCTACAAGGACAACATTCCCAAGCCAGAAATGCGTTTCAAAGTACGGAGAATCGTTCAGGACGCCGACGTCAGCATCGACGCGTTTGAAATAAGCATCAAGAACCTGATCAAAGTCGGCGACCCGTCGGCACCTAAAGCAATTTAACAACGCACAACGAAGGATAAACGACCATGGCATCGACCATTCACATCCCCGACGGCTACCTCAATGCCAGCGCATCATCGCTCACCGCCCTGGAAACCAACACGCTGAAATGCGCGCTGATAGATATCAGCAGCTATGCCCGCGCAACGGATACAGTGCTGTCCGACCTGACCCAAGTGAGCGGCACCGGCTACACATCCGGCGGCCAAACTGTCGCCTCGACGGTTACCGCGGCGGACACCACGAATCACTGGACGACCGTCACCATTACCCCGGCCGTCTGGTCCGGATCGACGACGATCAGCGCGACGGGCGCTGCCATTATCGATACGACGGACGGTAACAAAATCGTCGCTGTGGTCGATTTTGGCGCTACCGTTGCCAGTACGGCCGGCACCTATACCGTCGCGCCTATCATCATCAAGTTCGCCACCCCGTAAGGCTACGCCGTGGGCGAAGCCTATTCGTGCGAGGCAGGCGGGATTATTGCCGGCGGCCTGCATCTCCTGCCGTCATGGATTCCGGCAGTCGGCGCATGCGTCAGTATCGGCCTCAATACGCTTGAGGCAATCAATCCGTCTGCCGACCCGCTAGCCAACCCGAACTATCCATCTGCGGCGCCGTGGGAACGGTCCGCCGGGTGGATGCACTGCCTGGATTACGGCGGCGTCATCATGGCTGACGATGTCGGCCAGTACGGCAGCCTCATGTTCTACGGCGCGGCCGGGCACTCGGCCTGCAATCCCACGATGTGGTGCGGGTTTGACCTGGCCTCTCAGCAATGGAGCCGCGTCGGCAAGCGGTCGCTGCCCAATGACGACATGTATCTCGGCTTAGATGCTTACCCTGGCGTGCTCGATGCTATATGGGGCGATTACGACGGGTCGGCGTCCGCCTGGGGTGCTTTTGCGCAGCCCGGCTATAACCCGCCGGCCGGCGCCCACAGCTACGCTGGCTTGGCCTATCGGCCAGCCGCAAAGGCTGGCAATGCAAAGGGGCAAATGCTCTACCCGCTCAACGCGACAGGCGCTACTGCCGGAACTGCTGCGCGCGGGTCATGGATTTGGGACGCCGATAGCGAACTATTTTCCCGTTCAAGCAATCTACGTCCTGCTGCCGGTGGTGCAACGGTCGGCGGCACCCAATATTTTGAGTCGATCGACACCGCCTTTGCGATCAATGCCGCCGGCTCGCTGTGGCTCCAGACGCTCGACTGTTTTGATTGGGATACCACTACGTGGACCCGGAGATACAGCGCTACTGCAGACTTTTACGCCGACCTATCGGCGATCAGCTTTGCACATCCGTCGGCGCTACTCTACATCATGTGCGATCCAGTCAGCGGTAGCGATCCAACGCATCGGATGTGGGCGGCTCCGGTTGATAAAGTCAAAGCCGGCACGTCCTGGACATGGGCGGCGCTGACCGTCGAGCTGGCACCCGGCGCCGACTGGCCGCCAACCGCCAGCTGGTGCTATCACGCTGAGAAAAACGCCTGGTATGCCGTCAGTGGCGTGCCGGGAAGTCACGATTTATGGAAACTCACGGCGCCGTCGGATACCCAGGCTGGAGCGCTGTCCGGGACGTGGATTGTCTCGAAACATGTATTCACCGGCGATGGCCTTTATTGCAAGGACGCGGCTGGCACGACGACTACGGTCGGCCAATTCAGGAGCCTGACGTATTCGCGCCGGGCTAAATGCCTGCTCTGGATATCCCCCTACATCGGCGGCGTAGTTCAAGCTATTCGACCAGTGAACTGACATGATCACACTACATACCCGCGCACTTACTGCCTCGCAGAAAAAATTTGACTATGTCTATTCGGCTTACCTCGATCTCTTGCCGACGACCAGCGCATACAGCATCGTCACGCCAGATGGAGCGAACATCGAGTCAGCTGGCGGCTATGCATGCGTTATCGACACGGAGGTAGCGCCACCGACCGCAAACTACTCCGTCAGCGCGGATGTAAAAGTTCGGACCATTGTTTCCGGCAATTCAGCCGGAATTATTTTGCGTGGCAGCGGGACCGAGAAAAAAGCCTACTACCTGCAACTCTATGCTGATGGCACGCTGAAACTGCAACGGGACGGCCCATGGAATAGCAATCTAGCCACCGCGTCAGTGCCGCTCACTGCCGGCACGATATACCGAGTCAAGGGCGTCATCGACGGCGATCAAATATCCGGTTATGTTGATGGCGTCCTGAAGATCGGCCCTATCACTGATGCTGCTATCACCGCCGCTGGATACCCTGGCTATGTCGTCTGGGCCGATTCGGCCGGCGTCAGCGACTCGACCGGGATGGCGGTCAGCAATCTAAGTCTTGACACGCTCGATAGTCCGGATGCCAGCGCCGACGGCGGCACTGGAACGGTAACGGTAACTGGCACTGGCGGCGAAGCGACGGGCCAGGCGAATGCTTCAGCCGACGGCGGCACTGGCACGATCACCGTCACTGGCGCCGGAGGCGAAGCAACCGGCGGCACGTCTGGTACAAACGCCAGCGCTGATGGCGGCACCGGCACGATCTCCGTCACCGGCACCGGCGGCGAGGCCACAGCAACAGCCACCGGCAGCTTTACGACAGATGCCATGGAAAACAACACCGGCGCCGGCCTGCTAGCGTCGGTCGCTGTTGTCTGGACTTGGTACAAAGGCGCCATCGGAACAGCGCCAACCTCGACCACGCATGGCACCGGAACCACGAATTCGAGTGGGGTAATCACGGCAACGGGCCTGCCGGCCGGCGCGGGATTTATCCTTGTCGAGACAGCCGACGGCGGGGTCTATTACCATCCCGGAACAATCACCTGATGCTGCGTAATCTCAACAAGTCGTCAGCTGGCCGGCGAATCCTCGGCACGTGGAACGTCGGTATCGACGCCGCCACGATTGCCGCTGAAACTGCCACCGGTGACAGCGGCCCCGGCCTGCTCTACGACGAGTCGATTGACCCTGCAAATGCCGGTAAGCAACTGCGCTGCCGAGTAACGGGATACACCGGAACATCATCCGCGCTCTTCGTCTGGGAAAACGGCGCCGTCCAGGTAATCGGCGAATCGCCCGGCAGCTACATCATCAGCTACGCCGTCGATGCCGACAATGTCCAGATAAAGACAGATACCGCCACCGTCTCGGTCGGCGTCGTCAATGCCGGCGCCGAAGGTGGCACCGGGACCGTGACGATTACCGGCAGCGGTGGCGAAGCAATTGGCCAAGTAAATGCCAGTTCCGAAGGCGGTACCGGAACGATCGCGATCACCGGTACCGGTGGCGAAGCATCAGGCCAAGCCAATGCCTCAGCAGAAGGCGGTACGGGAACTGTCACGATCACCGGAACGGGTGGCGAGGCTACTGGCAGCTCGTCCGGTACCGATGCGAACGCCGAAGGCGGAACCGGCACGGTAAATATCACCGGCAGCGGCGGCGAAGCGACTGGCCAGGCCAATGCCAGCGCTGAAGGCGGTACCGGAACTGTCACCGTTACCGGAACCGGCGGCGAAGCAGCGGGCGGCGGCACATTCTCCGGCTCGCTATCTGATGCCGACATCGCCCGCATCGCCGCTGCCGTTCTCGCTTTGCTGCAAGCCAATCCGCTGCCGGTCAATGCCGTCCAGATGAATAGCAGCCCGATCATCGGCGACGGAAGCGAAGCGGATATGTGGCGAGGCGAAGGTGTTTCACCCTAAGTCGTTTTCCCGGAAGTCGTTCAGTGCTCGGTCATGGCGATTCGCCGAAACCGAGGTGCTGTTCGGCATTCCGCCAATATTCCGGCCGCCGCGCCGCAAAGCAGTGCATCGCCCGGTCTGCCATGCCTCGACATTCATCGGGTTCGAATTTTCCATATCTAGCCAGGCCGGCTTGGCAATCGTCAGCTATGCCAGCACAGACATCGCGCCAGATATCGCTGCCGCATCCGGCATGGGCATCTCGAGCATTGCCGAAATGACGCCCCAGCTTGTATTGGAGGCCCAGGCCGACGCCGTCGACATCGTCCTTGAAGCCGTCATGATGGCCGCCTGAAATCCAGCAACAGGCGTTGTCGAAGCGCCTCAATCACGATAGGCCCGTATTCAATTATCGAGGCTGCCCGTGAAAAACTGGTACTCCATTCAGGCAAAAACTACCGCGCCCGCCGAAATTTCTATTTACGATGAAATCGGCCTGTGGGGCGTCACGGCAATGCAATTCATTGCAGATCTCAAGGCCATCGATGCCCAACAGATCAGGCTGTTCATCAATTCGCCGGGCGGCTCGGTATTCGACGCGCTGGCCATGTACAACGCGCTGCGCCAGCACCCAGCGGAAATCGAAGTCGTCGTGATGGGCGTCGCGGCATCTGCCGCGTCGATTGTTGCCATGGCTGGCAACAAGATCGTCATGCCGGAAAACGCCTTCATGATGATCCACAACCCGCTCAACATGGCATACGGCAATGCCGACGAATTGCGCGAAATGGCCGATGTTCTGGACAAGATCGCCGCTTCGTTGATCGCCACCTACGCGGCCCGTACCGGCCTGCCGGATGAAGAAATCAAAACACTGCTCGATGCCGAGACCTGGCTGTCAGCGGCCGAAGCGGTCGAAAAAGGTTTCGCCGACGAACTGCAGCCCGCCCTGAAAGTCGCCGCCTGCTATGACGCCGCCCGTCTGCCGGATAACGTCCAGGCCGCCATCATTGAGCCGCCCGCCGCCCCGATCATTGAGCCGCCGACCGACACGGTGGTCATTCAAGCCCGCGCTCTAGTCGGCAGCATCGTTGCCAAGGCTTCCGCCGCCGGCTTGGCCGCCCATGCCGACGCCTTCCTGCTCGATGACAGCATCAAGAACGAAGCCGATGCCGATGCCGCCATTGCCGAAGCCGGCGAAGTGCTGGCCGTCTGCCGGGCTGCCAAGTTGCCCGACATGGCCGTGCCTCTGATCAAGGCCCGCGTGCCGCTAGCCAGCGTTCGCGCGCGGCTGATCGAAGCCCGCGCCGCGCTCGATCAATCGATCCAGATCGATAACCACATTCCCCAGCCGAAGGGTGCGCCGCAACCCTCGGCAATCAGCATTGCCGGGATCTATGCGGCACGCCGCCCCTCCGTTTAACTATTCAGAAGGAAACCTGACATGACCATCTTGACCGAATCCGTCCGCGCTGGCGAATTCATCGTTGCCGAAGCCAATGGCACGATCAGCCGCGAAGAAATCATCATTGCCGCCGCTGCCGGTGCCCTCAAGGCCGGCACGGTGATGGGAAAAATCACTGCCTCTGGCAAATACGTCGCCTACGCCAACGGTGCGGCCGATGGTAGCGAAGTAGCAGCCGGCATCCTCTACGGGCCAGCCGATGACCTGGCCGTCGATCAGCCCGGCGTGATCATCGCCCGCCACGCCGAAGTCGAAGAAACCCTGCTGACCGGCATCGATGCGCCCGGCAAGGTCGATCTCGCTGCCTTCCAGATCCTCTTCCGCTAAGCGGACCAGCTCAATACCCGAAAGGAAAAACCGCAATGGCTACTTTGGATATCTTCAAGGACGACGCCTTCGGCCTCGTCTCCCTCACCAAGTCGATCAATGAACAGCCGCACGTACCCGGCCGCCTTGGCGAACTCGGTTTGTTCTCGGAAGAGGGCATTAGCACCACGACCGTCGCGGTCGAAAAGCTCGGTGATACCCTGGCTCTGGTCCCGGCCGGCGAACGCGGTGCGGTGGCTGAAAACATCAAGGGCGACAAGCGCACCATGGTTGATTTTCGCGCCATTCACCTGCCGCAGCGCTCGCGTATCGGCGCCGATGAAATCCAGGGGGTCCGCGCCTTCGGCTCGGAATCCGAACTGGAAACGATTCAGAACGTCGTGAACAAGCGCCTGGCCAAGCATCGCAAGGCGCTGGACGCAACGATTGAATATCAGCGCATCGGCGCCATCAAGGGCCAGATTCTCGATGCCGACGGCAGCACCGTCCTGGTTGATATCTTCAGCCGCTTTGGCCTGACCCAGCAAACCAAAGTGATGGCGCTAGGCACCGATACGACCAAGGTTCGCGTCAAGATCAACGAAGCCAAGCGTCTGATGGAAGACGCGCTCGGCAATGCCGTCTATCGCTCGGCTCGCGTACTGTGCTCGGCATCGTTTTTCGATGCCTTCTGCAGCCACCCGAATGTCGAAAAGTTCTACCTGAACTGGCAGGCCGCGGCCGATCAGCGCGGCGATGTGCGCTCCGGCTTCCTGTTCGGTGATGTGTTCTGGGAAGAATACCGCGGCAAGGTTGGCTCGACCAGCTTCATCGCCGACGGCGACGCCTACCTGGTGCCGGAAGGCGTTCCCGACCTGTTCGTGACGCACTACGCGCCGGCCGACTACGTCGAGACCGCCAACACTATCGGCCTGCCGTATTACGCCAAGCAGGAATTGATGAAGTTCGGCAAGGGCGTCGAGCTGGAGTCGCAATCCAATCCGATCAGCCTCTGCACCCGGCCGCGCGCCAGCATCAAGTTGTCCGTGGCCTAAATGGCCGACGCATTCGCCAGAATGCACACGCGCCTCCTTGCCCGCCTCGGGCAGGAGGCGTTGTTGCGTGGCCTGCCGACCACGGCTATCGTCGAGCACGGTGTGGCGGTAACCGGCGAGTATGGCCAGGTCACCGGATTTCGCTCGTTCGCCACCTTCAAGACGTCCGACGCGCCCCGCGTCGCCGATGCGGTCGTGGTCGATGGAAAATCCTATGTCGTGGATGGCATCGATACCGACGACGGCTATACGACTACCTGCGTGCTGCGATGAGCGGTTTCGTCACCATCAACACCGAAAAGTTGCAGGCCGCCGCCGATGAAATCGGACTGGCCGCCTCGGTCGTGCAGCGCACCGCCTACCGCGCCATCAATGGCGTCGCCGCCAAGACATTGACGCGTGCCCGGCGGGCTATCGTCAGCCAGGTCAATTTGTCGGCAAGCTATGTTCGCGACCGGATGTCGCTGAGCAAAGCCAATTCGACCCGCTTGCGCGCCGTGATAGCCGGCCGGCAACGGCCAACCCGGCTAGCGACCTATCGGGCACGCCAGCTCACAAAAAACGCAAAACGCGCCAAAGGTGACCCGCTACGCGGCATCGGATCCGGCCGAAAACAAGCCGGCGTTGCCGTCAGCGTAACGCGCGGCGGATCGAGCAAAGCCATGCGTGGCGCCTTCATGATCCCGCTACGCCGCGGCGAAACCGGTGGCGGCAACGGCATGGGCGTATTCATCCGCACCGGCGGCGCCAGAAACAACCGCAGCCTGGTCGAGGTCGGCGCTACGTTCAAAAAACGCGCGAGCAGCCCCGGAAAAGTCGAATCCGGCGATCTGCGCCACCTTTACGGCCCATCGGTCGATGACGTGCTATCCGGCGTGATTCGCGACATCGAAGACGACGTGCAGGGCGAGCTCGAAGCCGCACTGATCCGGCAAGCCCGCTATGAATTCGGAAAGGCACTGAAAACCACATGAGCACCGCCTCGACCATCGCCCTGGCCATCACCGACCGCATCCAGCAAATCACTACCGCCAACGGCTACCAGACCAATATCGGCGGGCGCGCCTATCGCGGCAAGCTGCGCCTTGATGAGTCGCAAATGCCCTGCGTGGTCATCATCGAATTGCCCGGCGAATCGTCCAGTGCCCAGACGGCCGCTTGCAAGACAACGGCCGGCTACCTGATCGAAGGGCATTCCGACTGCGACCCGGAACACCCCAACGACGCCGGCCACCTAATCATTGCCGACCTGAAGAAAGCCATTTTCTCGGGCGATCTGACTTTCAACAAAAAAGCCATCGCCTGTCGCTATGTCGGCTGCACCATCGAGCCGCGTACCGATGGCCTGTCGCTCGTCTCGGCAAACATCGAAATCGCCATCGACTACGTCGAAAACCTCGCTTCACCCTGAAATCCGCCAACAGGCACCAAGCCGCGCCAAATCGGAAACTGAAACCTGAGATTACATGCCCGCCCGCGAGGGCATTTCAGGAGATATTTCCATGTCCGCATTCATTGGCGCCGGTATCGTATCCGTCGCAACCTGGTCCGACACGACCGCTTTCGATGGCTTGACCTTCCGCGATGTCGGCAACGTCTCCAAGCTGGAGCCGAAATTCTCCGAAGATCGCAAGACCCAGAAGAATTTCCGCACGCCGGCCGGCGGCAACTACGCCTCGTTTTCGCGCATCGAGGACGGCACGCTCGACTTCGAATTCCTCGATCTCAGTCCGGAAAATCTTGGCCTGACGCTGTGGGGCGCCATCACGACCGCCGCCGGTAGTTCGACCATCGAGGCGATGGTCAATCCAGCCCCGGTCGTCGCCGTCAAGTTCGTCGGCACCAACCTGGTCACCGGCAATGCCTGTACCGGGAAATTCCAGAAAGTGCGTCTCAGCCCGCCCCAGGGCGTTCCGCTGATCAGTGACGACTTCGCCTCGATGGCGATTACCGGCACGCTGGAAGCCGACGAAAAGATTTCGCCGAGAGGTGTCGTAACCGGTGCCATCGAAACGACCACCCTGACCGTGTCCGCCGTTACCTCCGGTTCCCTGTCGGTTGGCCAGACCATCAGCGGCACCGGCGTCACTGCCGGCACCAAGATCACGGCACTCGGAACCGGCACCGGCGGCACCGGCACCTACACCGTCAGTGCATCACAGACGGTTTCCAGCACCACCATCACCGGCATTCAGTCGCCGTATTTCAGCATCGAAATGGCGAACTAAGCGATGGCTGTATCCGTGGAAATCATGCTGGGCGACCGCCCGGTCACCGTCAAGGAAATGACGGTGACCGATGTTCGCGACTGGGTCAAGGCCATCGAAGCCGGCACGCTGCCGATCGATCCGGCCGGCAATGCAACGTTCGAAGATGTCGGCCTGCTCGATATGGCGCTGATGTCCGATGCACCGCTCGACTGGCTGGCCGGCTTCGCACCATCCGATTTGCAGCCGCTGGCCGAACTATGCCAGAAGGTCAATCCGCATTTTTTCCGCTGCCGGGCGGTCTGCCAGGCCGCCCACATCGCCCACGTCCGCGCGCTGATCACCGGCGCACCCGTCTCAACCTCGAACGCAATGCCCTCGGCCTGATCATGCTCGGCCATGCCGGCGTCTGGTCCTACCCGTGGGGCGTCTATCTGACCGCTCTGGAAATGGCAAACAGTGGCAAGTAAGCTCGTCGAACTGATCCTCTCGCTGAACGCCCAGGGCTTCGTCGCCGGGGCGGACCAGTCGCGCGCCGCCGCCAACAAGCTGAGCAACGAACTGCGCAGCATCCAGCAAGTCGCCGGGCAGGCCCTGTCCTTCGCCGGTATCGGCATCGGCGCCGTCGAAATCATCAAACTGGCCGATTCCTACGGTCAGATGACCGGCAAGCTGAAACTCGCTACCCAGTACTCCGGCGACTACGCAGAAGTTCAAGACCTGCTGCGCAATTCGGCACGCGAAACGCGCTCAGACTTGGGCGGCACGGTCGATCTCTACACCAAGATGTCGCCGGCCCTCAAGGGCATCGGCATGAATGCCCAGCAATCGGTGGGCATCATCACGACGATCAACAAGGCAATTGGCCTGTCTGGCGCATCGTCGGAAGCTGCGGCGTCTGGAATATACCAACTCGGGCAAGGTATTTCTAAGGGTTCCTTGCAGATGGAAGACCTAAGAAACATCATGGAATCCACACCGACGCTTGCTTATGCGCTGGCCGATGGGCTTGGTGTTTCTACGTCGGCATTGTTGAAAATGGCTACGGAAGGAAAGCTGACTGCCGAAGTAGTTGCGGTTGCCTTGCAGAAAGTTGCAGAAGATGTAGACGCAAAATTTGCCCAGCTTCCGAAAACGGTCGGGCAAGCCATGACCGTTCTGCGCAACGAATTCATGACTTTTATTGGCGAGACCGATAAAGCATCTGGTGGAACGTCTGTCCTGGCGAATGTGATTATGGCGGTAGCCGATGAGTTCCGCCAAGCTGGACCGGCTGTCTTGGTATTCTCAAGCGTGATAAAGACGATGCTCGTCGGGCTGGAAGCGTCGTATCGCATCCTTAAAATTCTCGGCACTGGGCTTGCCGCGTATGCAGCCATTGCTATGGAAGTAATCAAAGGCAATTTCTCGGGCGCCAAAGTGATATGGCAGGATCTTGGGAAAGATATTGACGCTATCTTGAGCAAGCCGTTGTCGGCTAATCCGTTCGACTGGGAAGAGCAGAAAGCCCAAGCCGTTGCCAGTGGCATAAAGAAGCGGGAAGGGCTTGAGAAGCAACTGGCCGCCGAAGTCAAAAAGCTCGAAGAGCTCAAAGCCTTCGAAGCCGGCAAGGCCTCCGACAACGTCGCGGCCAAGGACAAAGCGAATATCGACGCGCGGATTGCCGACCAGCAGCGCCTGGTCGAGGCCGTCCGCAAGGCCTGGCAGGATTCCCTTTCCGAAGCGGAAAAATACGCCAATGCCGCCAAGGAAAAATTACAAAAGGCCACCGATTTCCGCGATGCCGGAAAATCGTCCGCTTTCAATGCCGGCCTGAAAGGCCTGTCGGAAGAAGATCAGCTCGCCGCCAAGTCGCAGCGGATGACTGACCTGCAGGGCCAGGGCAATTATGAAGCGGCCCGCGCCCGCATGGCAGCGCTTGAGGGCGATATCAAGAAATACGATGCCTCCGCCGCCGTTGCCGAAAAGCGTTTGAAAGAAGCCCTGCAGCTGGCGCAGGACATCGGCGATGTGACCAGCATCGAAGATATCAGCAATACCTTGGCCAAAAACCAGGAATCTGGCGCCGGCCTGGACAACAAGAAGGCCGCCGAGGCGCAGACCCAAGCTGCCAATCAGGCCAAGCTGCTGAACGATCTGCAGGCACAACTTGAGCAGCTCGAAAAGACCGCCCGATCCATCGCCGTGCAAGCCGACATCACGCAGGCCGAGGGGGCCATCAAAGGGCTCAAGCAGCAGCTCGACGAAATCAAAGACAAAACCGTCACAGTCACCGTCAATTCGGTGAAATCCGGCGCCGCAGCCGACCTGCCCATACTCGACCTGTCATCCTACGGCCCTGGCGATCCGGGAATACCGGCCCGCGCCTATGGCGGCCCGCTGCCCGGCTTCGCCCCGCACGACCGGGCCGACAACGTCATCTATCGCGGTACCCCAGGCGAATTCCTGATCCAGCGCCCGACTGTCAAACAGCCCGGCGCCCGGTCGTTCCTCTACGACTTCAACGCCCGCGGCATGGCGGCCCTGGCGGACTGGCAACTGCCCCGCCACGCCTTCGGCGGCGAGCTCGGCGGCTCGGCAATCGATCGCCTGAATGTTCCACGCCTGTCGTCCGCCCCGGCCGCTGCCAGCCAGTCCAGCAAAACCCCGCTGGTGCTCGATTTCGGCAAGCTCGGCCGTTACCAGGCCGAGGCCTCTACCGACGTCGCCGGCGAACTGACCAAGGCGCTCCAGAGCGCCGCGCTGCGGTTTGGAAGATAGTTATGGCAAATCCATCGCTCAAGATCGCCGGCATCGAACTATCGGTCGTCGCGCATCTGACCTTTGACCAGCGCCTGGAAGCCTTTGGCGGCTCGACCGTGCGCCGGATGGCGAATGGGGCCGCCTTCAAAATTGTGCACTGGCGCAAATATCGGATCAGCTTGTCCGCCTCCGGCTGGGTGCCGCCGGCCCTGAACGCCATCAATTACGACGCGCCGTTCGAAGTCGAATTGCCGATGGCGATTGCCCTCAATGCCGGCGAGGCGTTGCCCAGCGGGTTCTCGGCCCGCATCGCGCCAAATGCGGAAACTACGGTTACGGACCAGGCCGGAAAAAGCGCGCGTTTCGTCTGGGTCAAAGCGACGGTCGTCGGCGAGCCGCCGAGCCAGAGCAACGGCAGCAGTGTCAGCCCGAGCTGGGAAATGGTACTGGAAACCGCATGATCGCCTTTGATCCCGCCGCATTCGATCCGGCTGCCTTCGATACTACCGACCACGAGGTGCCGGCGGAAACTGGAACGGCCTCGGTCGGCTTATCGATCTCGGTGTACACGGTTGGCCAGCCGGTGATGCCGCTCGCTGTTTCAGTCGTCAATGATGCCGTTTTTGCCAGCGGGTTTTGGCCGCGCATTGCAGTGACGATAGTTATCGGCGGGGTCGATTGCTCGGCGCGCCGTACCGGCCGGCTGACGGTCGAGGCCGCCGAAGACAGCGCCCGGCTCGCGACGTTTTCGCTGGTGGCGCTCAGCGATGCCGATCTATCAAGCCTTGAACGCGCCCCGGTGACGATTGATTACGTGCTTTCCGGCGGTGTGGCAGCAGCCAGCTATCGCCGGTTTACCGGGATTGTCGAGACCGCCGAATATAGCGCCGGCGAGCAGGTGATTAACCTGGCCTGTCGCGACGGCTGGCAAGAGCGGCCAAAGGCCTGTACGACGCCAGCCCAGGTCGAAGCGCTTTTTTCCGCGCTGGTTGCGCCATGCCGCCAGGTGCTTGAGTGGTCAGATAGTGAGCCAGACGCGGCCGGCTATTTTCGCGGCCTGCTCGATACCATGCCGGGCGCCACGGCAATTGATGCATCCGGTATCTGGCACGCCATCCCGTGGGCTATCGGCGCGCCCGATCATGCTTTCACGTCGGCCGATATTTTCGACAACGCGCTGCGCCTCAACCTCGCTCGCCAGGCCGATCTGCCGTCGGCGGTGGTCGCCCGCATGACGCATCGGCATCCGCGGCTGCACGCCATCGAGGTGCCGCTGCATTGGGATGCGCCGCCGCGCGTTCGCTACTTTACCGACGGCTTGCCGATCCTCGACAAAAAGACAGCGACCAGCGCCGTGCTCGGTCTCGGCGACTGGATTGTCAAAGGCGAGATCAATATCACCCAGCCGATCCCGGGTATCTATCCCGTGATCGTCGGCGGCAGCACATTAAATTATGTGATTTCGTATGAGGCGGCACAAACGACCTGCCAGGCGCTCGATGTCGTGATGTACCGCCGCTGGTATCAAGATGTCGATGTCGTCTATACCGTGACGATCGCGCTGGGTGGCACCTCGGAGCGCGATGAATCTGTATCGATCAGCTTGCAAAGCGAATTTGACTCGTCCGGCTGGGAGTCGCCGCCGTCGGCTCAGCAGGATTCCGGGATCTATCAAGTGCCGCCGGTGCCGCTGCCCGGACAGACCGAGCCGACCGGCTACGAAGGCATGCCGCAGCCGTGGCCGCTACCGAATAGTGCGCTCGATCACTTGGGCGATTTAACCGAAGGTGACCTGTCCGCCGCCGCGGCGCACCTAGTAGCCCTGGCGACGCGCCGGGCAGCGGCGGCTCGCCGTCGGCAGACAATCGAGATTGACCGCCCGCTCGATCCGCGTTTCGAAATCGGGTCCGTTCTTTCGGTCGATTGCTACGGGGTGTCGGCAACCGGGCAGGTCGCCTCGTTCAGCGATTCGATCGATCTTGATTCCGGCGATGCCCAGACGACTTTTACCTTAGCCTGCCCGGCCGGCGATGGGTCCGTACCGACCGCCTCCAGTGTGACATTGACCCGCCCGTCAACGGCCGTAGCACATGCCCCGCTTGTCCCGGCGCTCGGTGTGCACGTCGGCGCCCATTTCGACACGCCGGCCTATCCGGTCGAGGCGGATTTGCTCGGGTTTTTATGCAACTGCCTGCCGACCAGCGATAACTACGACGCCTCGAAACCGGTCTATCAGCCGCAGTTCCGAATCGTCATGCCTGAAGTATCGGCGACGGTGCGCGATCCGCTGACGATTGACCAGCCGCTGAGCGCTACCGTAGCGATCAGCGGCAGTGGCATCACCTTGGATTTTTGACATGGCCCTGACCTTTGGATTTTTTGCCGATGCCGCCGCGACCACACCGGTCGTCAGTCTGTATTTTTCCCAGGCCGATAGCGCGCCCGTTGCGCAGGATCGCATTGTCTATTTCGCCAGCGCCAATGCCGCACGGCGGTGTCAAGCCGATAGCGATCCGGGGATCGATCCGATCTTGGTCTCGATTGCCGATGCAGCGCCGGTCACCGGCAGCCCGGCTAGCGATATCAAACTGGCCCTGTCTTCCGGCGGCCTGGCCTCGGCCGTCGCCGGCGCGGCGCTTGCCCTGCCGGCGACGATCAACGGCGGCTTTGCCAATGCCATCCCAATCCACGTTCGCGTGCTCGATTCGACAGGCGTAGTCGGTGTAAAGACCGATCTTCGCCTGACCACCAATCCGTTACGGGAATCTGCGCTATGAGCAAGGATCTGACCCAAGCGCTCCGGGATTTGATGGGTGATGAAGCCGGACCGGCCGGTCTGCCCAAGCCGACGTCGCGCGGCGCCGCACCGGCGCGTACATCGTCCGCGCTGCTGGGAGGCGCAAATGCAGGCAAGGCCGGCATTGCCAGCCCGCTGACCGAGGATGCGGTCAATGGGCGAAGCCTCTACCCAACAGAGCGCTACTTGATTACGACAGACGGCCTTATTTGGGCTAAATACCAACCTTACAAAACGCTGCGCTTCTCCGATGCCAACGGATCGCCAGCGGTTTTTGAATTGCTGGAGCCGACATGAATATTACGCATTTGAAAGTATCCCCAGTGCCAGCGCCAACTGACCCGGACGCCCTCGGCGGACCGGATTGGAACGAACCCCACGTGATCACCGGCCCGCGCCTGGCTGGCGGATCGGCGGTCTATGACAACTCCTGGGCCGTGGACGATGTCGTCGACGATGGCACGGTTGGCGGCCTTGTCATCGTCAAAAAAGGCGCCGGCCAATACCAGATAACGGGCGATGGCGCCCTGAAAGGGGCGGTGACCGTCTGCTCGAACGAGTGCCATCTGGACAATCTCAGCGTCAACACCGGGGTCATCACCGTCAATTTCCTCAACGCCTCAAATGTCGCCACCGATCCGGCCTTCTGGCACGTGATGGCCTGGCTGGCCTGAGGCGGACATGCTCGCATCAAACGGCATGCCGCTCGGGGAAATTACCAAAGCTGGCAATCCCTATCACGGCACGATTACCGACGGCGTGCTGACTCTGCCGAATGCGACAACGAAGGCCTGGCCGACCGGCTCAGGCCGGGGCTGCACGCTGGTGCAATTCGCCAGCCTGACAGTCCCGGAAAACCCCGCCGACGAAGTGGCAGCCGGCTTGCGCTGGGACGCCTCGGCGCTGCTGCAGGGCTTGACGCTGCGCTACCCGATGCCGAGCAGCCAGCCACAAATCGGCTGGTCGTACCGAACCGAATCCGGCATGGTCTGGCGCATTGCCGAGCTGGCGAACTTCTACGCCGACGGGCCGCTATCCGCAAAATATCCATCGCTACGCTTGGGCGCATTTCCGCTTTCCGGCGCCGTCGCCGATCCCGTCGTCTGTGCCACGATCGCGCCGCCGACTTATCCGGGCAGCTTTTACAACGGGCGGGCGAATCCAGCCCAACCCGGCGCCGCGCCGTTTGCTTATGTGCAGTGGGTGCTGGTACCGAGCAAGACGGGCGGCAAGTGTCTTGCTCATGCCTATTGGGTGCGCGAAGAGGTAGGCGGCAATCGGCCGTCGATCAATCACCTGCAGACGTATTACCGCGATCTGCTGCTGGGCATCATCGAGATCACGCTGAGCGGTGGCGACCATACGACCCCGCCGACGGTATCGAGCACCGTGCTGTATCACTACGCCGGGCTGCGCAGCGAGACATCGAATCTCGATACCTACACCGGATCGGTGCATTTTTTCATGAGTGGCACTGTGAGCGCAGGCGGCGGGAGTCGTAGCTTTTCGGGGTCGGCTTACTGGTCCGATGACATCATCCAGCCAAACAATTTCTTTTCCGGTGGTGCCGGTGGCGAGTGGGAATGGGTCATGGCGGCCTGTTATTCCGACGACGACACACGGGTAGTGTTTTCGGAGTACCGCAAGGCATGGACAGAAGAAAGCAGCGTCGGCAACAGCGTGTCAATCAGCTGGTCGATGCCGGACAACGGGATCGGCGGCGTGCCGAGTAATGCCGTATCGACCATCACGACCAACACGGTTTCGCGCCTGACCGCCGCCATCAAGCGCAACGGTGCGACGGTCTGCACGGCAACTTTTACGCATTCAAAGGCCGCTACGGCTGGCGTCACTTGGCTGTATCCAGGCGCCTCCTTCCCGGTTGATATCCTGACAACCGAAGAATGGGACTGGATGACGTACGGTCCAGTAGTCAGCAGCAGCGTCGAGGACCGCAGCGAGTCAGCCTTCGGCGCCCTGCGCGGTGAGGTGCTATCGATGCAGACCGTCGGCCTGGCCTTCCGTGGTCTGCCCGAAAACCGCTACAACCCGACCGACAGCACAACGGTACTCATCGATGCCTACAAGAGCGCGATTTATTCCATCGCTGGGCCAAAGACACAGTCAACCTTCGGCAAGGCCGCGATGGTCATCAAGCCGATGGGGATTGATTCGGACGCGCCCTATAGCGGCAGCGCATACGAAAGGCCGGGCGTTTGCGTTCCATATGCCGTAGCGCATCCGGTGACCGGGGCTTTTGCATACGGCCATCTATCAGGCTTTGTTTAAAAAAAGGGGAAATAAAAATGGCCGAACCCACTGCAACCTCCGCTGGCATCAGTCTGACGGTGCTGTCCGTTACGCTGCTTGGCCCGCTCGCCGGGCCCTGGGCGCTGATTGCCTTTTCCGCCCTGGCTGGCGCCATGTGGCCACTGCTGGCGGCGCGCACGGAAACTGGATCGTCGGCTGGCTGGCTGCTGTTGCGCTGCACGCTGACGGCGATTGTCTTGACGGCATTCATCGCCGGAGCGCTCGAAAGGATCTGGGGAATGCCGGCCAATGAGTTCCTCGGCCCGGTCGCTTTGCTGATCGGGGCGGTCGGAAACGGCTGGAGCCCGGTGTTCGATGCAATCGGCGTAGCGGCCAAAGTTTTCATCGGAAAAATAGGAGGTGAGTCTAAATGATCCAGTCAGCACTGACCATCATTCACGAGCTGCTTTGCGCGGCGCTGTTCTACACGGTTTTTTACCGGGCGGTGCGGACCAGCAAACGGGTCCGGCCAGACATTCGTCTGGCCTTTTTCGGGCTTGGCCTGGTCGCTTGCGCCGGCATGGCCGCGCCGTTCGCCCTGGGCTTCCAGCCCGATCCGTTCGAGCTGATCCTGCTCGCCGCCATCGTCGCCGTCCAGTTTTTCACCGCGCATCACTGGGCGAACGACTGCCCACGCCATTTCTATAAGCCCGGACAAGAGCCGGAACGTCGCCGGGGAGTCCGTCATGCCGGTCACGCTTGATCAACTACGGGCCATCATGCCAGCGGCCAAGCAGGCCCGGCCCGGCATCTATCTCGACCCGCTTAACCAGGCGATGGAAGAGTTTTCCATCATCACCAACCGCCGCATGGCCGCCTTCCTGGCTCAGCTCGCTCACGAGTCCGGCGAACTGCGCTACGTGCTCGAGCTGGCCAGCGGTGCGGCATACGACACTGGCCGCCTGGCTGGCATCCTCGGCAATACGCCGCAAGCCGATGGCGACGGCCAGCGCTACAAGGGCAGGGGGCTGATCCAGATCACCGGCCGCGACAATTACCGCGCCTGCTCGCTGGCCCTTTTTGGCGATGAAAACATCCTGATCGAAACCCCGGCGCTGCTCGAAACGCCGATCCCCGCCGCCCGTAGCGCCGCCTGGTTCTGGTGGTCGCGCGGCCTCAATGCACTGGCCGATCAGCCGAACAGCTTCCAGACCATCACCCGTCGGATCAACGGCAAACTCAACGGCTACGCCGCCCGGGTGATGTACTTCGAGCGCGCAAAAAAGGTGCTGGAATGAATGCCATCAAGCCCTATGTGTGGCTGATCGAGCTATTCGCCGCGCTGCTCGCCATCGGCGGCATCTGGTACGGCATTCAAGTGCACGACCAGGCGCAGCAACAACTCGGCTACGACCGGGCTGTCGCCGAATACAAAGCGGCGAAATCCATCGCTGACCGCGCCGCCCTGGCCAAAGAACGAAACATGCAAAAACAGAAAGATGAGGCCATCAATGCTGCCGCCGAACGTGAAACAAAAATCCGCGCTGATTACGCTGCTGCCCATGCTGCTGCTCTCGGCTTGCAGCGCACCGTCGCCGATATGCGCGGACAGCTCGCCACGGCTTCCGTCGAAGCCTGCCGCACGACAGCCGCCGCCTCCCTTACCGTATTTGGAGAGTGCGAAGATCAATATCGAGCGGTGGCAGCGGCAGCTGACGGACACGCCAGCGACGTTAAAACCCTGAGCGATGCCTGGCCAAAGTAATGCGTGTCCCGCTCAATTGCTTGATCATCGCCGCCTGGCTCTGGCTGGCCGCTTTGGGCAGCCGCCGACGGAGCTACGCATGGTGGCGCCGCAGCTACAAATTCAAGGGTACGATTCCGCACGCCGGCGTAGCTGAAGCCGTCGGCTGGAAAACGGTGTCAGTCATCGAGTATGTCCCAAATTCCAGCGAATTCCCGTCATGGCGGAATTTCATGTTGTTGTTCATTGGCCGCTACCGGGTTTGGCGGCTTCGGGTCATTGCGGTTAAACGGTTTCGGACAAAAGCCGAAGCGCTTCAATTTGCAAAGGGGAAATCATGAATGCGCAAATTATCAGCCTGGCCGAGTGGAAGGCCGCCCACCCTCCGATATTGGTCTGCTGGCAGCGCGGGCTGGCGTGCGCGGTGGCCTGGCAGGAATTATGCGCAAAGCTGTATTTCGGCGCTTTTCGCGTTCTACAAAAATAAATCGACCGCGCAGCCATGCGGGTTTCAAGGCGTCATTTATATCTTATTTTGTAGAAACAAAGACCGGTAATGCTCATTGAATCCGTTGCGGTGCGTGGCTTCTGGTCAATTTGGTCTAGCTAAAGTAGGATTATAGCCATGTTTAATTAAGGCATTGAATATAAATGAATTTTAGCAATATATTCTACAAATCCTCTATTCTTCTACAGAATTTATTCTGTTCGCATATCCGGTGCATAACAAACCAAAGACGTGATCACCCCATTCGTTTAGAGCTATGTTTGCTGCGTGGCAAACCAATCGGCAATTCTCCGGCGTGTATGGTTTTTTGCTGTCGATTCTGTCAATGCTTGGTGACCATGGGTTTGACTTCCATTCTTTGTTCTCGTTATCTATTTTGAACTGAATTCCAGTGACTTCGCATCGTCCATTTGATCTGTGGTACATCTTCTCAACGTCTTCGATTGTCAATGTTGTCGCCAAAGCTCGCGATTTAGCGCCGGAGATATTTCTCTTGTAAATCTTTGAAATTGCTTCCTGAACAATTCTTGATTTAAGCGCAACAAGTATTCCGTCAAAGTAGACGTGCGGGAGTTCAAGCACATTACCAAGACTTGCAAAACGCGAATCAAACATCATTAGGTTTTTGTGTTCTTCGATAGCGGAAAACAAATTTTTCCCGAGGCGAATCCATTTCCGTGGACTTTTGATTGACACCGCATAGTAAGTGTCGCCCTTCTTGTACATGTTTGCAGGAAGGTTTTCTTCGTTGCTTTGTCTAATTCTACCCATGACAGGCTCCTATTGATTGGATGTTGTCATTGTAGAGGATTTTATCTACAAAAATATAGACATAGGCTCAACAATTTGAGCGTCGTCCAGCTTGATATAGCTGTCTGACATGGCCTTTGTTGCATGGCCAAGCAGTGCTTGGTAATCCAGTCCGGCCCGCTTTGCGTCGGTTGCTGACTTGCCGCGAATATCGTGGAAATGCACATCTTCGATGCCGGCTTCATTCCGGGCCTTTATCCACCATTGGTTCAGCTGTTGATAGTCGTACTGCTGGCCGCGCATCGTGCAGAGCAAGAAAAGGCCGCGTACCGGGCGCTTGATGGCCTTCGCGTTATCGATAGCCAGGTCGAGGGCGGCATTGCGCTTGAATAGTTGCAGCTTTTCTGTTTTCTCCTGTCGGATGGTCAGGCCTTCCGTGGTGATCTGGCTCAAGCGAATATCGAGAATGTCTCCGATTCTTGCACCAGTAACATACGAAAGGTCCATTGCTGCGCGAAGAACAGGGGTCGCCTTCTCACGAATAGCGATAAATTCTTCATCGGTTATGTAGCGCTTGCGCCGGGAAACGGTCAGGTTTTCCACTTCCTTCGCCGGGTTTCGCTCGATTATTCCTCGGCGAATGGCGATGTTCAGGACCGTCGTCAGAATCGACTTTCCGGTATTGGCATTAACTCTTGATGGGTGACCATCCTGCCACTGCGCGACGTGGTACGGCTTGATGTCCGCAACCGTGCCGAAGTCCTTGAAAACATCCTTCAATTGCTTGGCAACGCTGTTGTATTGCTTTCTGGTGTTATCAGCCAGTTTTGCAAACGCTTCGCCGGTCAAGTATTCATCAATCAATGATGCCAATGAGGCCGAACAATTATCGCCCGCCTCAATGTCTGCCCACTTACGCCGGGCTTCGTTCAGGTCTTTTCCGAGTCCGATCCACTTGCGCGGCTTGTCAGTCGTGACGTAGTAAAACGTCCCTGACTTTTCGTGCATTCGCGGGGGGATGTCCAGATTATTCTGGCGGCGGCGGCCCATGGTGCGGATCATATTACCTCTTGAAAGCGTTGAAATTCAACTTTGGCTCTACCTTGATAATCACGCCAGACAGCTTCGATTCGGCAAAATTCCGCGAAACGACAGGGCGCCCAGTGATTGCATTGCGCTCATAGGTCCAGCCGTGTTTGTCCAGCCATCGGCAACGATCGGCATTGCGCCGGTAGCCTGTCAGGTCGAATAGTTCGGCATCTGTCAGGAACATCATGCTGCCTCCTTAATTCCCATGCGTTCAAATTCGATATTGATCTGCTCGACCTGGGCAGCATCTTTCAACTGTTCCCGGGTGAAGGTCAGCAGCAAATCCTCGCAGTCGTTCAGCGTGGCAAAGCAGCCGTCGACTTCCGGAACGGTCAGTAGAATCCCATTGCTGAGCTTCTTGCTGACGCGCTCCATCGGTCCCGTGTCGAACTCAGGCGACAATCGGTTGAGCATCGCGACGAAGCCATTGATGCAGTGATCGACCCGGGCGAAGTCGTTGTCCGCATGGTGAATGCGCGTGATCGGGTAGCCGCGGTGCGCGTCGACCTCGCCGGATTTGATTTCGACGAATGCCCGGCGGATCGGTGCGAGCCAGGCCTGAGCCTGCTTTCGGGTGGGCGGCTTTTGGCTGTCGGCCTTGTATTGCGCGACGGCTGACAGGTGGCGGGATAGGCTCATGATTCAGCCCTCGCCAAGTCCTCGACAATGAAATCGGCCAGCACATCAATATCGGCAATCGTTCGCAGTTCCTCACCGGGAAACCCGATACCCATCGGTTTCTCGCCGAAATGATGGTCAATCCACCATGCGGAAAGCGTTTCATCGTCCCAGCCGATCAAGTCAGCTATGGCGGTGGTGTAGCGGCCCATGACGCTATAGACAGCCTCGATTAGCGGACTTTCGTCAGCCACTCCGGTGAGTTCAGCGAGCTGGTCCATGCGGCCATCGCACTCCTGCATGGTTTTCTGCCAGACGGACAGGGTTGAGCGGATTTGGTCTGGAGTCATGCCACCTCCAACTGCATGCCAAGCTGCGCCGTGCGGCCGTGCTGCAGCTTCACGTACTCAGGATTCAGTTCGCATCCAACCCAATGACGGCCAAGGTTCTGTGCAACCTGCGCCGTGGTGCCGCTTCCGAGGAAAGGATCGAACACCAGATCACCAACTCGAGATCCGGCGAGAATGCACGGCTCAACAAGAGCGCGCGGGAAAGTTGCGAAATGGGCGCCTGAATAGCTCTCCGTTGGGATCGTCCAGACGCTGCGACGGTTGCGTGTTGTCGGCATGATTGCCAATGCGGCATCCATGGACTCGTTGTTTTTGACGCGGCCTTTCGACTTGGCGTCGTATCCATGGCCGAAACCTACGCCATTTCCGGGATAAACCTTCCTCGCTACTGCTTTCATGTTGCCGTTCGTCTTGGCTCCCCCGTTGGCTCTCTCGCTGCCTATCTGATTTTGTATGTCCTGCGATAGCCGCGCATGGGTGTTCGGGCTGACGGGTTCAAGGATTGCATCCTGGTCGAAGTAGTAGCGCTCGCTCTTTGAGAGTAGAAAGACGTATTCGTGTGCCTTGGTGCATCGGTCACGAACCGACTCTGGCATGGGGTTCGGCTTCGACCAGATGATGTCCTGACGGAGATACCATCCGTCATCCTGCAGTGCGAAAGCGAGCCGCCATGGCTGGCCGACAAGGTCTTTTGGCTTCAGCCCGTCATCGCGGCCGGAGTTTCGGTTCGCTAGACAGATAGCCGCTTTGCCGCGCTGCCGGTTGATGAATTGCGACCCGGTTTGCGGACCGGTTGGACCACCGGAACTTGCGTAACTGTCGCCCATATTCAGCCAGAGCGTGCCATCGTCGGAAAGTAGATCTCGAGCAAGCGAAAACACGTCGACCATGTTGTCCAAAAACTCGCGCAACGTCGGTTCTTGTCCAAGCTGGCCAGCAACGCCATAATCGCGAAGCCCCCAATACGGTGGGCTCGTGACTATGGTTTGCACGGTACCGGCGCCACCCTGCTCCAACATCCTCCGCATGGAATCTCGGCAGTCGCCAAGATGGCAAGTGTCGATAATCATGCGGCCTCCGCATCCTTCCACTCGGCACCCCGCACGGCCTTGCCAACGGGAACCAGTGCCAGCACATCGGCCCGGCCATATACCCGAGCACCAGACAGCGCAGCTTCGCGGGCGCTCTCCGGCTTCATGCACAGGCGCGGCTTGCGCTTCGGCACCCGGACCAAGTAGCCGACAGCGGCATCCTTCACGTCGACCGCATCGGCGGACTGCGCGCCGGTCAGCTCCATTTCGTGGATTGTCTGCTCCAGCTCTTCGACCCGCCCCTGCATCAGCCGGATCGTCGCCGCGATCTGCTGCTCGGCTTCCTGCATGTTTGCCGGCTTGTGTTCCATACCGGTGATCTGCTGCGTAGCGATCAGGAAGCGGATGATCCTGCTAGAGGCCTCTTGCCACCCGGAAGAGTGGCGGTGAACGTCTTTTTCGAGTTCGGCAACTTTGGCTCGGAGGCCGGCAACCTCGTTGTCGTGGGAAGGCTGGGTGAATACCGGTTCCGCCTTGCGAACTTGCGCCCGGCGCGTGATCGGGTCGTCTTGCGTCTCACCGGTGACAGGCAAAGGCGCTTGCGTCTCAGATTTCGACTTTTGTTCACCACAAGCCTCGCCGTCGAACATCTTGTCAGCGTGCTTCCACTCGACCAGCGGCTGGCCGGTCGATTGATTCTTGCGGGCCGGCGACTTGCGAGAAGCTACCCGGTCGCCCAAGTTCTTCAGGCACAGGCCGACGTTCGCCACGCTGCGGAATTTGCCTTTTTCGGCTATGTCGCTGGCCGTCAGCCAGCCCGGAGCGCCGGCGAGAATTTCGAGGACTTTGTCTTGCATGATCAGTGATTCCTTCGATAGGTTTTGGTGAGGTCGCCGGCAATGGAATGACCACGGCGGCGTAGTTCGTTGGAAAGGATGGCCCGGTCGTTGTGGCTGCTCGATGCCTGGCGAAACAGGCCGTAATAGCTGTTCGCGGTTTCGAACAGGTCGTCCGCCGGGATAGTGCGAATCCGACGGACAGCATCACGGAAGGTGCGGCGCCGGGTAACGCGATGCCATGGCTTGATAACCTGGCCGACGAAATCAATGCCCCGATCGACCGGCTGCAGGATGGTCTTGTGGGGATTGAGGCGGGCAGCCAGCTTGTCGCGCAGCAGCGCCTCGATGCTGGACTTGGCCTGATTCAGCCACTGAGCCGACTCGTGGAGCAGGACAAAATCATCGACGTAGCGGATGTAGTGCCGGCAACGGAGGCCGTGTTTGACATGCTGGTCGAGCACGTCGAGATAGACGTTGGCAAAAAACTGGCTGGACAGATTGCCGATTGGCAGGCCGAGATGCGCCGGCTGATTGGTTAGCCGCTTGTGCGCCGGCACTAGATCTAGTTTGGCCACATCGCCGCGATACTCGAAGTCGATGCGCGGATCATGAAACATAATGGTTTCGGCCAGCGCCATCCAGAACGGTTCATTGACCCGACGGGCGATCAGATCGCGGAGAATGCCCTTGTCGATGGCGACAAAGAAGTTGGCGAGATCGAGCTTCAGGTAGAAGGCTGGCCGGCTCCAGTTTTGGGTGATGCTGCGGACCTTGGCTTCGAGGCGTTCGGCGGCATACAGCGTTCCGCGCCCCGGAATGCAGGCGCAGGAGTCGGCAATGAAACCGGCGTAGAAGCGGGGAGATATCCGGTTGTAGAACAGGTGATGCACGATGCGGTCGCGGAAGTCAGCCGCCCACACTTCGCGCGGCTTCGGGCGCGTGATGACGAAACAGACCGAGCGGCTCGGCCGATAGCTGCCGTCGCGCAATTCGCTATCCAGTTTGAACAGATTGCGTTCTAGGCCCTGCTCGAACGCCAACGCACTGACGCTGTTGCGCTTGTGCTCCCGGCAATCGAAATAGGCCTGAACGAGCTCGGTGAAAGAAAAATCAGCATGGTGGGCCGCGTATCGATTTGCGGACGGCTCGGGCGCGCAACTTGTTGTTGGTGTTGTTGTAGTTCTGGTTGCCGTTGTTGAAGTTCTGGTACCAGGCATATTCAGAGTCCGAGACGTAACTTTCTCGCTATCTACGTCGCACCCGAGAAGGCCGTAGCCGATCAAGGGAGAAACTGCGCCGGACCGATCCCGGCGGCTGCCGGCGGTATCCGTGACGCGCATGTCGGTGGCCTTGTGAGCCAGCGGCGAGACCAGATTGATATATCGCTCAGTCATGATGGCCGTAACCATTACGAAGCAGGCGATGCGGAGGAGCGGCGCCATCCACCAGCCTGCCGGCCAATGCTCTGCGTCAGTTCGACGGTCTTAGCGTACTGACCCGTGGAGATCAGTCGCTTGTCCCGCGAAAGACGAAGCAGCAGCTCGGTCACTTGCAGGCGCTCGATCAGTGTTTCGAGATGGATGGATTTCTCGCGGGCGGTATTCGCCCGGAAGATCAACACCATGATCTCGACCAGTTCATCGCGAAGCTTGCCGCCGATGCTTTGCTTGAAATCGCGCGGCATGTTCTTGGCAAGGTCCGTGATCAGATCGAACAGCGTGTAGGCGGCCTTGTAAATCGGCAGGGTTGTATGGAGTGCCATACTGATGGAAATCGAATTGTTAAATTACAAAATTTCTAATCTGCGGACGGCTCGGGCGCGCAACTCGTAGTCGGTGCTGACGTAGTCCTGGTAGCCGCCGTAGAAGTACTGGTACCAGGCATACCCAGAGTCCGAGACGTGTTTTTCGTTGGACCAGTAGGCCGCTTCCTTGAATTGGTCCTTCATGCTGGCAAAGAGCATGGCCTGCTCGACCCGATTTGGAAGGTCGCCACCGATGGACTTGGCCCAATCCATTTGTTCCTGC